TGCGCTGTGTGTACGAACTAACACTAAGGACCGCACCTGCGTCTAGTAGATGTCGAGGCCCTCGGCCGCAAATGAGACAGATCTCTCTGTCACATCTGCGAGCTCCGGACTCACCATCTCCGACGGATTCAGGTGTACAAGTTTTAACACTTGTATCTGTGCCACTATTGGCACATATCGGCCCGATGAACTCATCTCCATGGATTGGGTTTTCCCAAGCAGGTCGCGCTCCAGATAAGTGATCTGGTTGCGTGAATCCAATACGACTACGTGAATGACTAGTACTCTTTTCGCTGAAATAGCGAAGGAGCATTTGCCATCCTGGTAGGGTATGGGATTGATGAGGGGAGATTCCGACGAGTACGCGCTGTTCGAGCCTCTGAAGGCCCTTATTGACACGGACTCTAGGTTTCTCCCATTCTTGTGGTACTGAGAGTAGAGATGGACAAGAAAGGTTTCTCGTCCACTCTGGAATTGCACCATAGACTGCGTGCAACGCCCCTGCAATTTTATTGTAGGTTTCCCAGTACTGTCGTTTGTGGAATTCATTTGCATATGCTATGAATGACTCAAACACATTAGGCGATCGGGACTCTGACCAGACTGTTCGTAAACGAACAGGAGTGACGTTGACGCCTTGGAAGGCGTCGGTGCCACATGACTCCCTAAAGAGTCCACTGGTACAACTCTTACTAAGGTTGACCTTCAGGCCAGCCCCTTCGAGTTGTTCGATTGCGTCTGCGGCATAAGCCGTTGGTACAATCACATCATCCCCGTACACTAAAACACTCTCTCGAGTGTCGCGATCGGGAGCTGCGGCCGTGAGGATGGCCCATATAGTTAACGCCATTACTGGGAAGCAGAGACTGCTTCCCATTGGTGCGAACTTCTGGAGCCTCAAAACCTCACCATCCGGCAGCTCGGTAGCTGAACTCCTGCATGCCATCAAACACTCAAATACGTTTGATGGGAAAAGCAGGCGAACCAGACCAACAGAGACGCGATCCGAGGCCTCATTGAGGTCTA